ATTCTATAGAGGAAGTAACTGATGAATAAAACATTTTACTTAAACAGTTCTTTCGAGACAAAAGGCGTTTCTAAAAAGACACGTGGTCTTAAAATTGCTGGCTATGCCAACACAATTACTAAAGATCGCGCTGGTGATGTAGTAACAGCCGAAGCATGGGCTAAGGGAGTTAAAAACTTTCTTAAAAACCCTGTCATGCTTTATCAACACAAACATGACTGTCCTATTGGTAAGTTTGAAAAAGTTACAGTTGATAAAAAAGGAATTTTTGTCGAAGGACTAGTAAGCGATGCTGCTGAAAAGAATCTTGGGGTTCAAACTCTCATTAAAGATGGAGCTTTAAAAAGCTTTTCTGTTGGATTCAGAGTAAAAGACGGAAAGTACAATCGTGAAGATGATTCTATGTTAATTACTGATGTAGAACTTCTTGAAATTTCTGTAGTTTCTGTTCCTTGTAACCAAGACTCTCTATTTTCTATTCGCAAATCATTTGATTCTGAAGATGAATTTAATACATTTAAAAAGTCATTAAAAGAAGCAAGTGAAGAAGAAATCAAGATGATGCGTAAAATTAAAGCAGGAATCACAGATATGAGCGATGGACACTATCATACCGTTGAAATGGATGAAAGTGGAAATGGTGTAACAACCTACGCATCTCACATGAAAAATCACGCTCATAAGATTGTTGCTGGTGTTGTGTTGGAGGCCGAAGGTCATACACACGATATTACAATGATGGGGATTCCCGTTCAAGATATGGAGGAGGGCGAAGTTGTCAACGAACGTCCAATGTCTCCAACCGAGGAGGAAGCAATGAGTAACTCTAAACAAGAAGAAGTTATTGAAGCTAAAGCTGATGAAGCCGAAGTAGAAGTAACGGAGCTTGAAGTAGAGGCTAAATCTGAGGAAGTTTCTGAAGAAGTAACTGAAGTTGTTGAAGAAACAACGGAAGCTAAGTCAGAAGAAACAACTGAAGAAAAAGCTGAAACTGAAGAAGTTGAAGTCAAAGCTGAGGCCGAGGAAGCTAATGAAGACGAAATGGAAAAGGATGAAGATGAGGAAGACGGCATGTATGCTAGAAATCCTGATGATTCAATCCCGTTTGTTAACTTGCTTTCCGCAGACGCAAGCGAACTTCAAAATGGTGATTTAGTAAATTACCAAGAAAAAATGTATAGGGTAGCAAAGATCGCTACCGCCCAATCGCCAATCTTTAAATTTTTAGAGGTTGACGCTGAAGGAAATGACTGTGATAATGTTGTTAATGTGAATGCAGATGAACTTTCACAAGTCACAAAAAATCAAAACAGTGAAGACACGGTTTCTAACGAAAGTCTGACTAAAGAGCTTCACGAAGATTCTACAAAGGAGAACGACGAAATGGCTGATCAAGTCGTAGATACAATCGACATCGAATCTGTTGCTAAAGAAGCAGATATCGAAGTTAAAAAAGAAGCTACTCCTGTAGCTCAAGTGTCTGAGCCTCAAGTTGCAGATCTGGTTAAAAAGACCGGTGAAGCTATTTTAAAAGAGTCAGACAATCAAGATTTTGAAAAATCTGATACTCGCGCAAGCGAAGAGTTAGCTGAGTTAAAATCTCAGATGGCTAAATACCAGGAAGAAATCAAAGCCCTGCAGCATTCTAAAATGCAGTATCAGGAAGCTTCACGTAAAGAGCAGTTCTCAGAAAAAGAAATGGCTAACGCTGTTATTCTTTCTAAAGCTCTTGGTAAGCGTGACATTTTTGACACTAAGTACGGCGCACGTATGAAAGCTGTCACATCTGTTGATCAATTCCTCAGCAACTTCTCTGAAAACATTTATACAGAGATGGAACAGCAGTTGGTAATTGCTCCTATGTTTAACCGCATGGCAGTAGACGCGAAGACATTCCGCGTACCAGTCGCTGACGAAGATACTGACGGTGATGTTGCAATGTTCAAGAGCGGTACATTCGCTACTGGCATTGGTGACACCTCTAACGTACCAACTTCAAACCAAAACTCCATCAGCTCAGTGGACTTTACTCCACATAAGTTTATGGCAACAACTCACCTCGCTAAGGATGAAGAAGAAGATACAGTTCTTCCTCTGCTCGACTTCTTGCGTGCCGCTGCTACTCGCCGCCTCGCACGTGCGATTGATAAGTCAATCCTTCGTGGTACAGGTGCTTTGACAGGATTCACAGC